GCTTCAGCTTCTTTAACCACAAGGGACATAGCCGCAACAATCTGTACGTCGCCCACCAAATCAGGGTCGTCACTATAGCGTAAGTTCCTCTGGTACTGGCGTTCTAGCATGGGTCGCATAACATCGTGGTCGATATTTGCGATAACCTGTTTAATACTCTTACCTGCGTTAGACATAAGCATGGAGAGCCCCGATGAGGTACGCCCTGCGCCCGGAACGTGCTGTCCTGTCATGTAACGTGGTATGCCCGATACTTCGTCTGATATGGCCATAAATCGGTCAAATACAGACATAAGCTCTTGGGCGTTTGAATTAGGTTGGAAAAATGACATCGGAGGGGTTGAGTCCGCGAAGTCAGACTGGCGGAACTGCCATATTTTCCAAGGGTACATCTGTGTGATGTCCTCACCCGCCGGTAACCGGCTGATATTTACGCCGACCTGTGGACCCGATGAAATACCCATATTGTTTGCCAACGCACGAGCAGCAGCGTTACACATATTTTGGGCATCCATACACAGGTCGGCAACCCCGTTGCCGTCTAAACGACCCGGAACTTTCTCAAATGAAGTTACATAGTATGGCTTACGACCTAACGAATCGTAGTTAAGTACAGCACGAATGACTGTGTTGTTTACCATCCAAACTTCGCATGGGTATGATTTTTGTGGGTCTTCGATCTCAGCTTCGTCCAAGCCCCAGTCTAATAATATATCTCCAGGGATTGTATCCCAGAGCTGTAGAGCCGCAACGACATCAGAGTGTGCATCGTCAAAGTCTACGCCTGTAACTTCTTCTATTTCTGACATGTCGTGGTCTAGCCAGTCAAAACCGCCCGACCCAAAATCAGATAGAATAGAACGCACAGCGTCCTCGTCGTAACCTTCTACACCGAGCATGTCTTCTACGTCTTCGCGTGTCAGGTGGTGCAACTCGATTATAGGCATATTCTGTACGTCGTCCGCCCAAGGTGCGTAGTAGAACTTAAATGGATCAACGCGTTCCCACTCATCCCGCAGAACATCAACAACGCCAAGGCCACCCTCAACGTACTTCATTGTCTTGCGTTTACGTGGGATCGGACCCTTTAGAATAGCGTGCGGGAACGTTGCCACGTCGTTCGTAAAGTCAAAGAGTGCTTTTACGAAACCCCCTTCAACCATCTGGTCTTCCATTTTCATTTCCATACGTTCAACGCGTTTCTCAGCTTCGAACTTCATGGAGCGCATCGCAGTGTCTTTCATGCCTGATGCAAGCTTCTTCAGCTCCATAGGCGGAATTTCACCGTTACCATCAGCATAATACTGCTGTAGGTTCATCTGCATGATATTTTGTAAGTCTGACGCCACATCCGGGGGGACTTCTGGGATTGGTGTCGCTGAGAGCGACCAAGGCTTATCTGCACCTGTTCCCAGGAGTGTATCGCGCAACCAAGCAGTGGCTGTACGGCATTTCGAGCTAACTATGCCCATAAAGATCTCGGAGCCACCCTGCTCGCGTATTTCAGCGGCTTTACTGGGTTCATACTCCATGTTTCTGGCACGAACGCACTCTGAGAGCCGGGGCTCTATGTTCTGCGTGTGATGATCTCGCATAATTTCCCAACGCTTACGCGCATGGGATGCCAGACCCACCATTAATGGACTGTTCTGCTTCTCGTCGGAAGCTCTGTTTGCTGCGTCCTCAAGGTCAGAGGCTCGCGCAACTGGTATTAACTGCGGGCCAAGCGCCATATTAATTTCTCACATGTGACGTTACGGTTACCATAGCGCCTATCTGTTTACATGTCAACAAATCAAGTCCAACCGTGGGCAGAGACTTTTACGACGTTTTTTCTCTGCGTGGACGCAGCTATCGACCCAAATGTCTCTCCGCCGTCCGCGTGCAGACACATGTACTGGAACGCATCCGCGACGTCAGACCAGGGGTGGGATTTTTCTGGCTTCTCGTCTCGCGCCCCTTTTGTATTTATTTTGTATCGGTACTTACCGGCCAACGCCTGCACGAGCGAGTTCGCACTTATAGTATCAATTATAAATCCGTACTTCCCGTCTACAACGTAGGTTAAAAATTTTTCGACCGCCGCGAGGCGCGCCGCGACTGAGTTCGTCCGCGCAGGTTTTACCATAAACCCTTCGGTCTTATATATGTCCGCAACCGTTCTCTCGTCCGTCTGCGCCCTCTGGAACGCCGCTGGATCGATAATAACGATCGTCTGCCGCCCAGGGAATTTGTTAGCCAACAGCGGTTTTAACCGCTCTCGTATAAATCTCAACGCCCCCATGCCGTCAGATATGAGAGAGTCATACACCACAAGGCGTCCGTCGTGTGCCACCTGCCCTATTACGGCTGCGGGCGTGAGCCCTGCGTCTACGCCTATCAGTAACGGCGACTCCGTGAACATCGGTTTCATCTCTTCTTTCGAGCCGTGCACCGTTCGATCAAATGACCTAAACACCGGTTGCCCAGATAAACTCCGCCCGAATTTCGCATGTATATATACGTCTACCCAGTCGTCCGTCTTCCCCTGGGAGAGATTGTCGTAGTAATCATCGGGCAGAAATTTCGTCCAGTCGGCTTCGGGGCTCAAACCCGAGGGCTGTATCGTTACGTGCACGTTCTCAGGGGGCTCAGTGAGGAGCGTCTCCCAAAAGGTATCCATATCCGGCGGGTTCGTCATACCCCATATGTGCATATTAGACTTCCCATCGTCCGTGACACACCCAACCCCGTTCATCATCTTATCGGGGTACCGGCCTACACGTCCTTGGGCTGCGTTGTATATATCTGGGTGGATTTCCCTAAATTCGTCGAAAATGATGAAACTTGCCTGTAACGAGAGCAATCTACGCACGTCATTGGCGTCATCTAGCCCCCTAAACAGCACCTCGCACTCCACATCGCCAACTTTTATGACGAATTTATACTCTGTTTTAAGAAAAGACCCCATAACACCGTCTGGTATCCACTTTAGGAAGTCCGGTATGGACGTATCCCGCAATTGTTCTCGCGTATTACGCACCCAAATCGTCCTAGACCGCCTAATTCCGTCCTTACAGGGCGCCATTTTAGCCGCATGTTGCAGTATTTTCATGATCCCTGCGGTCGTTTTCGTCGATCCAACGGGTCCAACTGCGAGCGAAATGAACTTTGGCGAGTAGAAAAACTCATCGAGGGACTCAATTACCTCGAAATTTATCTCATGTTTCATCTAAAACGGCCTCACTGGTGCCATCTATGGTAATACTATCGGGTGAATCCTTTGCCCTGGTGATGTTTATCACCACTTGTGGACCACTTCCCAGGCTATCCAACTTGGTATCGGGCTCCAACCTGCCCATTTTGTTGAGCATTTTCTGAAATTCTATGCGTGTTGCTGGATTTATGTCCGGATTTTGCATGTGGCGGAACAAACTATCGAGGTTTACTGCACCAAGGAGCCGCGAAAAGGTCTCCATCTTTGCCGGATCTGCCTCAATTGCAAGCAAATCTTTGGGGGATAGCAGCGCTTTATGCGATTGGGTGGGATCAATTGCTTGGTTTATATGCTTACTCATAGGTACATCTGTTAACACGTTGGCACTAACGGGTCAAGATATGCGTATGAGGAACAAAGGGGGAACAATGGGAAAAATAGGGGCTGCGATATACGGAATACATAAGGGCTGGGTGGGTGGCCACCCCCCTGCGGTCACTCCCCCCCCTGTTGACGTCGCGCCATATATGTAAGTGACCCTGAGGCCAGATCAGATGGCCTGTCACGGTAGATACTTATGACCACATGTTGCGACGCCCTCGCGCCTTGTGTTTGTGAACCACCCATTGCCACGCATTTAATTGCGCGAGTGAAGAGCTAGTAATGTTTTGGGGAAGTAGCGACACGCGAATAGTAATCGGCGAACCAGGCTCGCACGCGGTACTCTTGTATCGTGCAGTTCGTTTAATAGCGGAAAACCTTGTGCAGTTAATAACTGCTAGTGACTTGTTACATTCGGTCTAGACCATCTTTGTCTACAGCCCCGCGCACAATACAATAAGCGGCAAGCTCACAGTGCCTCGCGGCAAGTAGACATTCAAACGGGTACGCGAGGATGTATTACAAGTGATACATATTGCTCATGCTAACACGTGGGTAATACCTTATCACTTTAACGATTGGAAAATACTATGTTACTAGAAAAATCAAAAATCAGCGCTATCATCGGTCGTATTGGCAAATCATCAAAGTCAATCCGCGATAATATCCAAACTGTAATCGCTCACACTGCCGGCCATACATACGAGCACGGCGATTGTTCCATGTTTGACAAGCTTTACGCCGCGACTAACGGCGTGAACCGCAAGCGTATGGTCAAGTATATCGAAGCCAACGGTTTTGCTAAACTGAAGAACGATGGTACGTTTAACACGAGCCGCAAGAAACGCCGTGAAGCTGACTTTGCCAATGGCGCGGCCGTTGCTGAGTATCTAATGAGCCAACCTGCGTGGTATGTGGAAGCTGACGAAGCTCCAAAGATACGCAAAGACCTCGACATTCTTGCCGCGATTGACAAGCTCAACGAAAAGATCACCAAAGGCAAAGCAACAGGTAATGTTGTGAAAGTCGAGTTTGCAGACGTGAAAGAAAAGCTTCAACAACTACAGGAAGCTATCGTTGCTTAAACCAAAATTAGGGCGCTTGCGCCCTGTTTTCCCCTATTAAGACAAAATATCGTGTCTTTCATTTTGTCTTGTCGTTTGTCTTAATACCAAGTCACTGTTTTTATTACGGAAAAGTGGCCTATTAAGACAATAAGACAATAAGACAAAGATAAATAATAATAATAAAGAGGAAATACTTTGTGTCCTCTTGTGTGAAAAACACCACGCCTCTCCCATGCTTGTCTGCTTCTCCCACAGATTGTCTTATTGTCTTATTACTGTCTTTTCAATGACTTACGAGCACCCTTTTGTCTTAATAGATTGTCTTAATACAAAGTTTGTCTTGTCGATCCACATTTTCTCACATCTTGGAGGTTTCCCCATGTCTTGGCTTTTATCCTTTATTACGCCCCGACGACTCATCACGGTCGTCTGTCGCATCGCCACCACCGCACTAATTATCGCGTGGTGCTCGTTCATCTTTTTAAATGCAATCAACTGAGCAAGGAGTTACTCACATGAATAGTAAACAACTCGACTACACATGGCCGAATGACATGTGGCATTTCGACAACGAGATAGAAGATTGCGACGGCAACCCCGACGTCAATCCTGGTGAGTTGTACGATCTGCACTTCTACACCGAAGAAGGTTGTGAACGTTGCGGTAAGCCCGAAGAGCTACAGCTTATCATATACGCTCGCCGTAAAATGCCTGATGGTAGTTACCAAACGAATGGTAACGTTTACAAAGCATACACGGTTATCGAAAAACCTTGGGACGGCAACTNNAGTGACGACTGCGTCACGTATCTGCTGACCGAGGGTTACGTCAAACCCGAAGGGTGGCAATGATGCCTATCCAAAACGCAGACGTGCGAGACTACGTCAACCGTCGCGAGCGGTTCATTACAAGTAACAAGACAATGTACTCTGTTATCAAAAATGACATGTATATCGTCTACTCATATGGCGAGCACTGGCCGATGTATGTCTACGACGCCATTGGCCGCGAGTGGTTCTCTAATAAAGACAAATCATCACGTACCACTGGCAAGCACACATCGTG